GCCAAGGGCCCGGCGTTCCGTTTTCGCGATCCGCCTCAAGGGCGGTCCAATCAATCTTAGTCATTGTTTCACCTTTTTAAGAGTAATTCTGTAAACTAATTCACCAATCACGTTTTATTAACTCCAGAATTTTATCAAACAGAAACTGCTGCATTCCACGGCTTTCGTCATGATACCCCATCTTATCATGTATCCATTCTTCATACATAGTAATAGCAAGAAAATCCAAGCCATTTGCAAGACATTGCCTCGTAATGACCATTTTTCCATCTTTTACCATTGCATAAACTCCAGGTCCAAGATTTTCAACGAACGTGAAATCAGAAGGATTAACAACGGCATTGAGTTTTGCTCTCAATAAATAACAAGCCTCAGCAACCATCTCAGATTGCTTAGAATCAAGTTGGAACATTTCATAATCAGACACATTCCTATGTCTTTTCAACATATTCCTGTTAGATTCACGTAGATGTGCGTCTTCTCGAAATTTCTCGATACTGTCAAGAAACTCATCACTTGGGTCCAAACAATCAGAAAAATCGATCTGACTTTCAAGTCCATCCCAAGAAGGATCAACAAGTTTATCAGTAAACTCACGATCTGCGATTCTTGGAAGTCTTGTTCCAAGTTTGTAATTCATGTCATAGACACTTGCCAATGTGCGATCTTCTGTCAACATCATATGACATGTTAGATTGTATGTGAACCTTGAAGGTTTCATCAATTTATGAACACGAACTCCACGAAAATAAACGTATTCACTTTTTCCACGATAGATTTCAACACCATCTCCAACAATCCAAGGTTGATTTTGGAGAAAGATCTTTCCACGCTCTGCATGAACATCAGCAATTTGCGGACCTCTTACAGAGAAAACTGTGTCTTTTTCAACAAAAACACCAGAAACAATTCCATTTTCATCCACCGTGTTGGAATAGAGTTCACGGTATGCTTGCCAAACTTCCCAATTCTTGCCAAGATCGGTTGTGAATCCAAGTTGTTCATCACCCATCATGATCATGTTGAAAGTTTCACCACGGATTTCTTTTTGTTTGGTGAAAAACTCAATTGTTTCACCATTCGTGAACAACGAAATCTTGTGATCAGTGCGAAGCAAAGTTGCAATCGCATACTTAAGACCAGTTCCAAAGAACCCAATGGGATTCTCTGTTTTCTTTACGCTCACACCCATTGTGCGAATGACATCCAAATCAAGATGTCCGTCATTTGCGAAGTAGATTGGCATTTCTTTCACCTTTGCTGCTTGTTATACTTTAGCATACAATGCGAGCTACGCCTTGAATACTCGTATTTGTCGTAATTAGACAACCATTTGTCGGTATATATACGGGATCAATAAAATTTGCTCCTATATTACTGATATCAGAATCAACAACTTGCATTGGAGTCTGTTGAGCACAACCAGCTAGAAAGATCAAGATTATGATTCTAAACATTTAAGACTATCCCATTAACATGACTGAAAAAGTCATGAGCCAAACAATGAAAGAAATCAGTAAAATCCCAAGGAAGGTTCCTTTTGGAGGTCTATCTTCTCCTGATAGATGAGTTCTATATCCTACTATACCAGCCGAGATTAAGATAGCTGCTGCTGACATTATGAAAGGAATAAGAAAGATTTCCATTGTTTGGCCCCCGCCATTGATTTATACAGCGATTTGTTTTCTGTTGTTCGGACCTTCTTTAATAGGACGACTCAAGTTGATCCGACTTCCAGCTTCTTGTCCTTTGTTCAAAGCATTTCCATCTGCTCTTATTCCAACACTCTTTGTTTTCTCAACATAAGATGTGGAAGCATTTCTCTCATTCCAGCTTCAATAATAGCATCTTTCTTTACGATAAGATCAGTTCCTGTGCTGTCTTGCACAACTTTGCGTGCATTGATCAATTCAATGAGTTTCTTGTTCACAGTTTCTGAAATACCTGCCATGAAAGACCAATATTCAGTGTGACGAGAAACTCCTTTTCGTGGTGGATGATTATTGACATAATCTTTCCATTCACGATTCATCGTATCATGAACAAGTTTCAAAAGAAACTCATACATCTCAACGTCACCATTAAATCCAAAAGCATTAGAAGTTGATTTTTCACCATTCCACCAAGTGGTCACACCACAAAATCTTCCAATTGTTTTGCTGCACCATTTAGCACAAGGATGCTGAGTCTTAATTCCATACTTGAATTCGCCAGCTCTCATATCTCTCTTAGCTTGGGCAATATCAAGATCTTTTTCTGACAGATCATGTTCTGCCATAAGAGCATCTACTTTCAGCAATGCTGCAAGAGCTTCACCTTCAGTTGCTCCTCTTTCAGGGATCATGGACCGCAACTTTAGGATTTTTTCTTTGATTTTATTCATGTCTGGCATTTTTCACCTACAATAAAAGTTTATATAGACCATAGTAACCTGCGAGTAGGCAAATGAAAACCGTTATTTGTCGTGCTCTTTACGCGCGTGAGCGCATAATTATAATGTCAGATTAATATTCATTCAATGACATCCCATCTTTATCAACGATATAGACTCCAAACCATTCTGCTCCATCCATAATTTCTAGACAGTGAATATTCTCATAAACCCAAGAATAGAAATTCCTATTAACAATCCACTCATACCGAAATTTAAATTCGGTTCTTTTTTCTTTATTAAAGAGTGACCATCTTTCTTGTGCAGCTATGGGAACTTTTGCTCCCATAGCCTCACGACATTTATCACGGAGTTGCTCATGATTCATGATTGAAGCAATTCTCTATCTCTCTTCTTTTGTTTATTCTGCATCATTTTAATCTCAGATCGCAGATTTTTAAACTCACATCGTTCCAACTGTCTTCGAACTTGACGACTATTTGGATTGTTCATTTGAGGAATCTTAGATAGATGTTCCATCTTTTTTGCCTCAAGAACATGAGCTCTTTTTTCACCTGCCCTTGCTGGTTCATCATGAATGAACTTCAAGCCCCAATTATTCTGAATCAGTTTCTCTGATTCAGTCATTTCAACAGAAATCTCTTTTTAACTTTCTTAACTCTTTTACCTTTTCGAGTAAAGAGTTTTTTAGTTTTTCCCAGAGTTTCATTAGAAAAGATCTCCTTGTTGTGGTTCCATATCATCAGGATCTCTAAAGCTAAGAAACACCGGGAACCTCGGTGCATCTTTAACGCCGACTTCAAAGTATTTGTATTTCACAATCTTTCCAATTAATTCATCTTTTTTCTGCCATAGCTCTGTTCGTTGGACAGCATTGAATCCTGTGCCGATTCTGACAAACTCACTCCGCCATTTTTTGTCCAACTTTACCTCTATCGCTCCAAGTGTGTTCTTGCCTATCAAATTTTCTTTATGCCCAGAATGTTCTTTATATCCTTGAGAATTTATCATTGCTGGATTTGCATTGTGCCTCTCTTCATGGACATCAACTATGATGCCTTCTGCATCTACAAATCTTTTCAGTTTTATGAGTTCTCCTTTATTGGGTGTTCCACGTCCTCTTTTGTAAAGAGCATCACGTCTCCGAAGTATCACACCTTCATGACCTTCATTCAATAATCTCGTCTCATAATAATTTAGCATTTCCATATCAGAAACTAATATTGTTTGAACAACTTGAACCCAATCAGGGAAGTCGTCCATTCTCTGTAAAAGTTGAGAATATCTCTCATCATAATTATGATGTTTGTCATTCCATATGTCAAAAACATGGAGAGTTGCATGTTTAATATCTTCACTCTCAAAGCTCATTACAGCCGAACTTGTTCTTCTGTAACAATCCTCCGCAGTTTTATCCCCGACGATTATCTCAGCATCTAGACCAAAAAGTTTATCCTTATGATTTCGAACAATGGACTGCAATTTATAATTGCGAACAGGTTTCAAACTTCTTGTGTAAAGATATCCATCATCACCAACAAGAACACGAATTCCATCTAGCTTTGGTTGAGCCCAGAAAGGAAACATGCTTTCGTTTATCTCACACCATTTACTTGCAAGCATTGGTTTCATCCGAAAGTGCTCCTCATTGACTGCAAGATTGAAGTTTCTTCTTCGGGTGTTAAATCGAGAGTTTCAAACAAAGTTTTCCCTTTATCTGGATCAGCTTCAGCTTGCTGCTTTGTCACTTGTTCTCCGAACAAAACAAGGCTGCTTTGAAAAAAACAATGGTTTGAGACTGACCAAGGTATCATCCAGATTTTACTCAACATGATTGATACCCACAAGATTATAATTATCGTCGAGTTGACCATCGAGATAATGTTTTCCTTCTACACATCGTAGATAAAAACCTTTCTTGCCAACTTTAACTCTGTATTTTCCAGGGTTCATGCAAGTGAAGCCTCCATCTACAAGAATTTCTAATCCAGGTTTAAGCTCTTCGAATTTCACCATTATATCATCAATAGTTATCACGATCCTAACGTCACACGAAAGCTGCAAAATTTCTGCTAAACACCGTTTAACTTGCTTTAATTTACAGTTTGACGTGTAGCCTGACCACAATTACTTGTCCGTAGGCGTCCGGAGCGCGTCCGTGGTGCGCCTGGACGTGTTGCTGCCCCTACCATGCAGGGCCAACCATCCAGCGCGCTCTGAGGGCTTTAAAATGGCTCGTTATCTGGCTGATCAATGTCTAATTGTGCTGGTTCTTCCCAATCTAGTTCACCGTGTGAATCTTCCCATGCTTTTCTACACTGATCAAGTGTTCCGAAATCATAAAACATAGCACGACGAGCTTCACGTTTTGAATTTCCATATCCATCATCAACATTGACATTTATTCTTCTTCGAACTTTTGTTAGATGTGGACACATTCTGGATAGAAATCTACCCAAGGAAGTTTCGTTACCACGCCGATTCATTCTCCACAATTCCATGTATCTCACGAAATCAGCAGTGACAAGTTCTGTTTGGGCATAACGATCCCATTCAGCATCGCCTTCAAAAACTCTACCATCTTGTAGTTTTCTAAACCACCATTCTTCATTGTAATCCATAGACAGAAGTTTTTGCTCTTGCAGAGCATCTGTTTGTGGGACATTACGAACTTCAAAATCTGAAATATCAATAGATTGTAGATGGAACAATAGTGCTTCATATCCACTATTTTCCATTTGATGGTTTAAGGCAGAAAAGAATTTTGAATCTTGTTTTTTACCTTCTCCCATTTGAAGCATAAAATATCTTCGTTCGTCTCCGGTTGCACGGATAACGTGAACATCATTAGATGCCATAATCATATGGATAAAGTTTGGAGTGTCTTCTACATCATAACCTTTTTTCTCAATATTCAGTGTGTCTTCTGTGACGATTCTTTTGAGAACACTTTCATGTTGTTTGTCACCAGCAAAAAATGCTTCATCTGCAAAAAGACAAACACAATCTTGTAAGTGAGCATTGAAATTACCAACTAGGTGTTTCGCATTAGCGATATGCATAAAATGTCTGCCGAACAAACGACCAAAAGTTCTAGCGAACCAGCCTTTACCAGTTCCTTTTCCACCTCTAAGAACTATAGATACTTCACCTGCTGAAGCAGGTTGTTGAATTGCTCTAGCCATCCATTTGATTAAGTATTCATAATGAATCTCATTATTGTTACAAACATTTTCTTTCACATGTTGTAGATAAAGAGAACATTCTCCAGGGATAGCATCGTAAGCAAATCCACGCCATAGATTATAAACACCTTCTTTTTCAATGAGAGGCATAAATCTCATTGTATCATATTGTCTACGCATCGGGTGTTTGAGCCAGTAATCACCGAGTGACATAGTGACTGGAGCACCATCTTTAGTCGTTCCAACTTTTACTAACTTATTCATGTATCTTTGTTTGATACTATCAAAGCTAGACATCGTCAATTTTGTGCGGTTAAATGTCTGTCCATTGTGAAGTTTCAGATGATCATCAATCTCTTCGATCACTGCACATTTTCCGCCTATGTTACCAATAACAGCATGTCTATCATTCATCATAAGTAGATTTGGATCTTCACTATATTGCTTTGCTCTTGATATTTGTCTACGAGCATATCTATCTGCACCAGATTTCAATTCTAAAACAGATTGTGAGATCAACCATTCTGGATCTGTAAGTATCGAATAAATTACATGATCTGGAACATCACAACGAGCAAGACCACAGACACAATCAAAAACCCAAGCGGTCCTAGAATTGTCTGAGGCTTTTGGCTGATCAGGATGATGCCCTTGGGCAATGATAATTTTAATTCTGTCTGGGACAGACCATTCATCCAATTCATTGAGATCTTGTATGCGATCAATATTACCAACATCAATATCAACATCTTTTATTTTTCCACCATCCATCATGGATCCGGAAACTTGAGTTCCAGCGGCTTTCTTAAAATCTGCAATATCATACACACAACTAGGATCGTATTCTAGAAGTGAAGCTTCAACTTCAACTCTACCTTTTTTACGTTTCTGTGGATTTGGAATATTTATTGTCCCAGGAAGGCGAGCAATACGATCTACGTTAAAGCAATGATCACCTCCGAAAACTTGTTCAAGACGTTTGTTATATAGCTCAAAATCTTCCCACTTTACTTCTGTTCCTTGGATAGGAAATGGTTCCTTGAGTTTCCAGAAGCCCCAATATCCATTACCTGAGAAAATAATTACTGTTGGTTTCTGAATTCCTTTTGGTAGATTAGTTGTTAGACGTGAAAGCATTATACTGCGATCATTTTCAAGACCCTCAGCATCTGGTGCATCACTATCAATATCAACATGCAACCACAGACCATTTTCAATATCTGTTTTACTTGGCTTTGAATTGATATCTAATCTTGGTTCGTTGACTAGAAAATAGATATTACGAATACCATTCTCTTGTTCAACAAAAGTATATGCAGATTGTTCATCTGTAAAAGTTTTAAATGTAACTTGTTTACGATCAGGAGCAATTGCTCCTAGTGTCCATGGTCCTCCCGGTTTAAAAAGTTTTAGAAATTCTATTGATTTTTGGCTATTGCCTTTCATTTCACCAGAACCTTATAGTTTGAGAGTTTTTTGAGTTAGTGAAATTAGAAATTGGCAAAGTTCTCTTTCTGGTAAAGATCTTTCGAAAACTTTCAATGACCAGTGATACATTTGAGGTCTTGTCATATTGTCCCATAGATTATTTTCCTTTATGTCTCTACCAGAGAAAAAGAACCAAGAGTTACTAACTTTCACACAAACTAAAGCAAGCCCTCCTGCTCTTTCTCTACGATAAAGCCAGACTTGCTGTTCTTTACTCAATGGATGAGGAAATTTCACTGGTCTGATATCACATCCTTTGGGCCATAATTTCATGGCTTTACATTCAATCCATCCACCAATGAAATTGATATCAGGGATACCAATACCAGTCATAGGAGATTCAATCGAACAAGCGTCTAATAAAGACAGCCTCTTGACTAAAACTCCCTTCATACTATTCTCTGACATGAAGGTTTCCGAGTGCTAGTGCCAGCCTTTAATTTACCCTAGCACCAGTTCAGCCACAAGTCTAACTTGTCTCTATAATCGGTTTGACTGGTCCGCGCTTTTGATTTTGATATTTTCCTTCATAACCATTAGTATCCTCATCTATGAAGTGAAAAATAATCTGAGCAATTGGCATTCCACGTTTTATAACCAAAGAATTATTTCCATGGTTAGTGAGTTCTAGTGTTAGAAAACCAGACCATCCAGGTTCAATAACAGTATTCTGACATGCAAGTCCAAGACGAGCCCAAGTAGATTTATCATGAACAATTCCGAGAACATCTTTTGGCATTGTGAAATGTTCTATCGTGCTTGCCAACATGAATTGATTTGGAAGTAATTCTACTGTATTACATTTACCTTCATTATCAAATTCAACTCTTACATCATAGCCAGCAGGACCACAACCGAATGTAAGACCTTCGTGTCTGGTTCTACCATAGAAAGGTTTAATTATTTGAAGTTGTTGAATAGTCCTACCACTAAGAATCATTTCTTGTCTCCATGAAGAATTTTAAAAGCCATGTAAACACAACGAACTTGATGTTTCGCATCTTCTAGTGCATTATGGTGTTCTCCTTTACGTGTGATCAACTTAGTATCCAAACTCGCAGCATTGTAAATAGTTCTTGTGTCACGAGTATTATAAAATCTCCACGGAACAGAGAGATCAACTAAATCAAAACTTGCTTCTAATAGAACTGGATCAAAGTTAGAACCTTGAGCCCAGACATATGTGACTTTAGTTTCACAAAAATATGTCTTCACTTGGAGACACGCTTGCAGCAAATGAATTTGATTTTCTTCTAGAGCTTTTCTAGCTGCTCCACTTTGCTGAGCCCACCATTTTTCTGTTCCTTCGTTTATAGTAGCACCGAGAGCAATCTGACTATCTCTCTCAATATTACAATAAAATTCTTTTCCGAATCCTGGAGTCCTTGGGTCAAATTGAACTAAACCAATTGAACGAAGAGCAGAACCCGGCTTTGTTCCCCATGTTTCTAAATCAAGCATTACATGTCTCATTAGATCAACCCTTTATCAAAAGCAATTTGTTCTGGTAAAGAAACAACCCAATCATGTTCATCCCATTCATGTTGAGATTTTGGTATCCATATGAGATTTCTTGATCTTCAGAGAATTTGAAACCCCTTGCTAATTCTGTTTCAGCATGAAGTGTGGCATCTAAATCTACTATTTTCATTTCGGTCTCCTATATGTAGCTAGAGTTTGCCATAGTCTATTGTTATGAAGTCTTGGAAAAACTTGAGTTTCAAATCCATTATCGATCATCATTTGATTTAGATCTTTTGCTTTTTGTAGATCAAATCCATTTATATGAATTTCTAAAGCTATTTGCTCCAAATCAGGATATGCTTCAATAAATGTTTTCATGAATTCATATTCAGCACCTTCACAATCCACTTTTGCAGCATTGATAACAGGATGATACTCTTTTAATTGTGACACAGACATCATATCAATTGGTATTTCAATTCTTCCTCTCCTTTCTGTCGTGCTAGAATTTCCAGGATTTTTACCACTTTTCGCAAGATACAATTTCTCTGGACCACTATACTCAGAGTGCAGAGCAACATTATGCAGAGTAAATGGATTTTCCACATTTTCATTAGAAAAGTATGAGACGTTGAGTTTCAACATTTGAAAATTATTTACTTCTGGCTCTAGACAAATAACATGAGAAGGATTTCTTTCTAACGCCCAACAAGAGAAAGCTCCTATATTTGCTCCAACATCAAGAACAACTTTGTTTTCTACTTCTAGCTTACCATAGCTTCTATTGATTTCTTTCATTACATAATGATCAAATGTATCAGATCTTCCATACATGGGATGAGAAAATCCTTTTGCATACATTTCAACGATATCACGTTGTTCAAACTCTCCATCAACTAAGACACCATATTTCATTTGATCCATCTTTCTACTTTGATCATGCCCCTTGCTATACGGAGCGCCTCTTGCTGTATTTCAATTTCGACATCAGGTTCTTCTTTGATACCGTAGTATCCATGGTCAACTCTGAAATAAGAATTCCTGAAATCGACTTTCAGCTTGTGTCGTGTAGTCAGTCTTTCAAGAACCAACATCTTGTTCAAATACAAAGTCGTGTCATTGAGCCAGTATTCATAACGAGTATATTTCAAATCACTGAACTTGACTGTTACCTCGACGCTCATTTCACACCCATGATCTCGCCCCATGATTGGCCAACTTCTGTATCAACTTTAAAAGGAACCCAGAGTTTTCCTGGATATGTATCCCTGATACAATCTCTCATGATATCACCAACTGTTTTAGCTTCTGTGACATCAGCATAACTGCCATCCGTTTCATCATGAACTTGCAGTTGTAGAAAATGACCAGCTCTATCAATTTCACATATAGCTAATTTAGTTTGATCTGCAGAGGATCCTTGAATAATTCTATTCAATGCTTTATGTGTATAATCGAAAGTTCCATCATCTCTAGTTTCAAAGTTCAAACGTCTTCCTAAGATTGTGTTTACAAAACCACGAGCTTCTGCTCTTTTAGTTGCTGCCCTAGCAAGTTCTCGAACATAAGGAACTTCTTTATCAAAATTATCGAGAATTAGCTGTGCTTCTTCTCCAGCCATTTCTCGAACAAAGCCTTTCTGAATTTCAAATTTATATTGCATCGCATCATGCTGAGTTTTGAAAAACTCAATTCGTTTGTCTGAACCCCATCCATAACTCACAGCCCATCTTGTAGGCTTACTCAAATCACGAGCAAGTTTAGGTCCACCCTCACCATAGCAAAGTCCAAGGAAAATATTCTTCGAATAACCACGATGAACTTTATATGATCCTTTTGGGTCATTCAAATACCATTGATCTACTTGAGAATCACCATAAACTAGCCTAGTCATCATATCATGGTTATCAGTATCAGGATTATTCTGATATCTTTCAGCAGCTTCTCTTGCTCTTGGTAGATCTAAGACTGCTGCAAAGTGTGTCGTCCAACGAGGTTCTTGTTGAGAATAGTCATTAACTCCCCACAATGCTCCTTCTTCTGGTATGAAAATCTTACGCCATTCTCCAGCGATTTCAGGATCTCTGTCTGGACTTGGTTGTTGTTGTAGATTAGGATCAATCGCAGAAAGTCTGCCATAACGCACACCCTTCTGTTCACCACTCTCTGTTTCAGCAGCAATTTGTCTGAAAGAACAATGAATTCTTCCATTGACTGCATATTTTCTAATACTCTCAGCAAAAGTAGTTCTAAGTTTGTTGACTTTTCGTGCCCTTAGAATAGCTTCACATACAGGATGATTATTACTGCCCAAAAGGAACCTATCAATCTGTGGAGCTCCTGTCGCAGTTTTTTGTAGACGCATCCCTATTGCCTGTAGTGCTGGAGCAAGAGCTACGGCTTTCCAGACTTCTCCAAATCCAATATGAATACCAGTTTCTCTACGAATGTAATCAAGTGCTTTTGTTTCTTCTTTGATAGACCACTCTTCAATCTGAGATAGTTTATCAAAATCAATTCTAACGCCACGTCTTCTCATACGAACAAGAACTGGTAAAGTCCTTGTTTCTAAATCCCAGATTTGTTGTAGATTAAGTTTCTGAATTTCTTTTTCTTGCTTGCGTAGAATTTCTAATGGAGATGTAACATCTTGTTCTCCATAAGCACCTACATATCTCGCAGGAAGTCTCCACAATCCTTTCTTTGGATCGAGACCGTAAGATTCTGCAGCTTCCAAAAGTGTGGATTCATCTTTAGCTTCGATACCGCATCTTTGTCCAATATTTGCAAGAGAATAGGATCTGTGGAGTTCATAGATGAGAGGGTCTGCAATTTGAATGTCACGGAACTTCGCATCATGGTGCCAATCAAATCCATCGTTATATCCATAATCAACATCATAGGCGAGGTTGGCTCCCACGAACTCTCCATCAAAGTTTTTAATTTGTTCTCTAAGATAACCGAGAACGCCCTCGATAGGTAAGTTGTCGCCTCCTTCGTGGCGGAATGGAAGATAATGTTTTGGTCCTCCCTCAATAGCGAATCCCCATCCAACTGTATATCCGTCTCGTAGGGCTCCGCTTCCAAGATTATTTGCGATTGAAGGATCTCTGGTTTCTGCATCTATTGCTATCCTTTTTGCACCTTTCCAAGATGGAAGATCTGATAAAGAAGGTGGTTCCCATTTAGACTCTGGAGTGAAAAACCCAAGCTGAAGAGATCCACCACTATTAGGGTCTGTTTTCTTACGAGCGACCATCAACCAATGCCTTTCTCGGCTGTTTAATTTTCCCTACATTGATTTCTCTCATTTTTCTCTCCATCTTCATTATAACCAAACGGGTTCTTCATACCTTCTATTGTTCTACTATCAATACAATCATCAGAGGCGAAATCCATATTTTTCCTTCTTGGACGTCCACAACCACATGGACAAGCACCGAATGTTTTATATGCGAGTTCTGTGGACGCGTTGGATGCAAGTGCTTGGGTAGTGGTGCCGCCAGCACGTCCGGGGAGGCCTGTTTTTTGGTCCAGGGATGCACTTGTTTGTGCGGCAGGCGTAACCATGCCAGCAGCATCAGCTTGTGCCTCCTGCGTCCTCTGAGCGTTCCTAATAAGTTTGTCTAAATTTTCTTTTGCAAGTTCAAGCATCCTGATATGACAAGGACCACTGAGAATCTCAATAATAGAACGCTCTAATCCATTTAGTTTGAGAGTTTCTATTAAACGATCTGTGCATACACCAGTCGTATATGCACTTGGAGGATTAAAAGTATATGTTGGTCTATCTTTAAGAGTTGCTATCATTTTATCAATATAAGTCATAGCTTTCTTAAGATCAACTATACCATTTTTCTTTTTCCAACGAGAAACATACTTTGTGCAATTTGCTGGCAGATAATGAATCTTACAATCAATGACCCAATCCCAATGTTGATAGTCTGCTTGGTAATGATCACCACCTTCTTGGGCTACATAAGATACTTTGTCTTTACAAATACACATTCGTTTATCATAACCACAGAAATCACAATTAGAGTTTCCCATCACACATCTCCTAAATCAGGAAGCATTGACCAATCATATTTCAAAGACTCCCAATAAACATCTAGAACTATAGGTTCTAATTTTGCAGAATTATTTGTGACATATTTATGAATACGTTCAAGCATGACTTCGAAGTTACGATTTCCTAGCATTATTTGATCACGACAAAATAGTGCTAATTCAAAAATATCAAGAGAATGAAACCATGCTTGCTCATTCTTACTTAATTCTCCAATATAATCATACTCTAAAGTATCAAGCATTATTGATTGTTCAATCTTGTCAAGTATTTCTCTATCTATTATACCAAACCATTTTACAGGAGCAGGAATATCACCTGTCAAACGTTCTGGTGCATCATGTTCGAGAATAGCCCATATGAGAGAGTTTGGTGCTGATGTCCAAAGAATTCTAAGCATAGACAACATATTATAGACATGAATGCCGACATTATATTCACCAATTACAGGCATAGTGTGGCAACGACGAACTGCACCTGCTTCTCTCATAAATTTTATTTTCTGAGTAATTGTTTCTACATGAGGATATGTTTTCATTTAATTCTACGCCCCAACCATTCTCTACAAGCTCTACGCCAATCAGGCGAACTTATTTGATCAGCAAAAGAAATTGCTTTCTCTTTGAAATTTGGATTTTCTCTATCTTTCCAAGCATTCCAAGATTGCAACATTGGAACTGCTGTCTTTTTAAAGAACTTATCTTTAAGTCCGATAGTTGGACCAACTTCCATAAACATTTGCAGATCTTGAAACCATTGTTCAATTGAAGTATTAACGATTGGTTCGCTTTGAACTTCATTTAAACAATATGGATCATGTCCTGGACAATTATGAACGACTTCACCATGTTTATCAAGTATATTTTCATAAGCGTGAAAGTTCGTGCTAACTTGCCAATAACCTCCAATAGGAACGCCCACCCATGCAGCCATCACTTCTTGCAATACTGAGAAGTGAACAGCATTTGCTCCATAAGCACCCCAGATCATATCATTACTGCGATTGAATACAGACATGTCTAGTTTACCATAAGGATTAATACGAAATGTGCAGATCAAGTTACAAGGAAAGTCTTTGCCTTCCATTCCGAGATCACAAGTTGCATCCCACATTTGAAGCACAACACGACGATCATCAGGATTTTTACGAAGTAGATTAGCGATAGTCTCGAGTTGATCAAGAACTCCGACTTCTTCTTTTATTCCATTTCTTGTAAGCTCAACAATATTGAAATGATTACGCCAACGATAGCCATAGGCTCCATGAAAATTGACACCATCATCAGTATAATTCATAATGTTACTTGCAAAACGAGAAGGGAACTCTACATCACGACGACCAGAAAGCATCCACAAACTTTCCATAAAATGGAAATAAGGATTAGCATCACGTTCTGGATAAAATAAAACTCTATTTTCTGGATGTTTATAGTGAGTTGTGACTGGACCAGGAAAAACTAGAACTGAACCATTTCTTGAATCACGCCTCACACCTTCTTCTTTAAGGGCTTGCAACCCAAGGAGGAGAGCTTCATTCACATTCTGTGCTGTTATAACTTTCATACCAAAACTCCAAAATGTCTGAACATAATTTCTTCATATTTCTCATGTGTCTTTGGATCTATTTCACCAACGACTGTTTCAATGTTTCCATATGCAAGATCGATCAATCTTTGTGCTACAGATTTACGATCAAACATTGGAAGAACTTCACGTGCATAGTCACGATAATGTTGAGCATGAATTAGATTATCACTACCTGCTTCAAGAATAATGTCTGCATAATCTTGTGCATCTCTTGCAGGATCTAAGTCAACATAGTGTTTTCCAGCTTGGAAAAGTTCTTCACCCATATGCTTCTTATGAGCTACTGGAATTACACAATGAATCATGGCATCAACAATCACACGATTCCAATGTCCACCAAGTTTGCCATATTTCTTTGACCAAGATGGATCAACAAGGACACGAGCCATTGATAGCCATTCTTCTACTTCATTCGTGTTCCAATATTCATGATGAATCATGCCATTTTCAATAGCAGAATCCCAGATACGTCTTGTATGAAATGGTTTTTCTGGATTATCATGATAATATGCTTCTTTGCATTTATTCTCAGAAGTCATATACTGATATTCAATTCCTTTGCCAGCTATTTCTCTTAATTCACCACGTTGAAGAGGTGGCATATAAGAGATAGCTTCAATCAATTCATGAACACGTTTCCATGCTTTGAAAGTTTGCATAGATACAAAACCTTCATGCTTATCATACCAAGCAGTAATTTCTCTAATCGGTTGATATTGTGGATTTAGTATCATTGCGCGAGGAACTGGCACTTTAGAAGCTCCATTCATTGCAGCAGAATGAACACAAGCTAGACCAGTCAAATGCTCTGCAATGTGATAAATATGTGGATAACCTTGTGGACAGTTACCATCATGAATAAAAGCGATCTGTTTTACTCTTGGTTCGAGAGCATAGAGCTCAGGCCATTTATCATTTCCAAGATGTTGCTGATTTTTAGGAACAACTGGAACTGTCCAGATCACTATATCAAATTCATTTAGAATTTGTTTTGCACTATTCACACCAGCAAATGTCTTATAGGCAATTCTGTTTCTGTTTGGGAAATTCCAACCTTTTCCTTGATCAAAAGGAATCCCACTTGGACCACGTTCAAAGTCACCTATTTTATTTTGACTTCCAGCATTATCAGCATAGACCATTTCAAATAAAGTGACGCTATGACCCAAATCAACAAGGCCACCAATTAATTGTTCTGTATGATTGATAATGCCTCCAAGGTCCATGCAAGCATGGAAGGCGATGCATATTTTCATGGAAATCTCCCGGTTATGTATTAAGTAAGCATAAAGCTAGGACAATTAAAAAGACAACTACTAACTTTTTGTCCTTTTTGTAAACAAGAGAAAGATTGCTATGAAAGGAGTGAAACCAGACATTATAAATAAGATGATTGCAACGAGCGGATTCATCTTAGGTTTTCTTCCTTTTTTAATTTCATTATCATACCATGTTAAAAGTAACCAATAACAAATAAACCACCAAATAAGAAATAGAGCATAGTTAGGAAGCATGATATCTACTCCTAGGTCTACCTTGCCCAAGACGAACACGCTCATATTTATCAAACTCACACAGACCGAATTGAATATCAGTCGGAGATAGTTTGAAATTGTGTTCAAAGAATGAATCTTGCAGATGATGCAATTGCATTATCACTTCCATTGCTTGTTCATTTTTGAACGGTTTTCCAGCATAGTTTCCGGAAACACGCGCTGCTCCACGCAATGCTCCAGGACCAATAGGTGTCCATGTATCCCAATCACGAGGGAAAGTTAGAGGCAACTCATTAGGCTCTTCATGATATCTACCCCAGAAACCAGTGTAGGTTGTATCAATGAGAATTTCTTTGGTCATGAATCCTGATCCACCAAAACCATTTATTGTCATCATGATTTTTGCAGTTTTTTCCCATGAATCAGAGCTACCAGCACATGCTATGATTTCGGAAATATTTGTCTGTAGACTCTTGCGGAAGTAATCGACCACCACTTCTTGTTTCGGAGCAGATATACCTTGGTTCGTGATAACATAGGCTCCTGTAAATACTCTTTCTCTATTCGAGAGTCTGTCAGCAGCCGTTTCTTTAACATTTTCCCAATGAACATCAGTAAAGTCTTCCCAATCAGTCCAACCTATTTCTGTTGCAAACTCATATGTTCCGAAATATCTGAATGTAGCACAATTCAATAGAATTGCTTCACGATTATCATTAAAGTGTTCTTTGTAGAATAGCTCCCTTAGCATCATGCTCGTTTTGTCATGCTGACGTCGAACATTGGTGAATTTATATGTCTGAAGAATCTTGTCTTCAGTCCATGGAAAGAAATCGCCTGCCTCCTTTCGAAGGCGGACGCTTTCACGTTCATTGAGATAATCAAAGAACGATGCTGCATGATCAAGAGACATCATTCTGCAGCCTGAGCCTTTGCAGCTTTCGCTGCTTCTTTTTCAGCTTTTGCTTTTGCAGCAGCTTCGGCTTTGGCAGCTTTCTCAGCTTCACGTTCTGCTTTTTTGGCTTCACGTTCAGCAGCTTTTGCTTCTTTCTCAGCAGCACGTTTAGCAATGGCTTGCATCTTGGAAAGATCAGGGTCTTCTCGACCACTTGCCTTATACCAAGCGGCCCGACGCTCAGCATATTCTTCATCGGTAGGCTCAGTTACAGACATGTAACCAGCTTTTTCCCAATTGTAGATGTCCCAAGGAAGAGTGCCTTCACCTTCAATTGCATTGATGATAAGCATACCATCTTTGTAATTACCAGAACGATGAGCACGGTCTTCTTCACCATCAAATGGTTTGACAATTTTCACAATGGAAAACATTTTCTTCGTCGGACGCTTGATATGCTGTGCTTCAGCAGGTTTTGTAAGTCTACGATCTTTCGGCTCTTTTGGCTCTTTCGGAGCTTTCTTGGCTGGAGCTTTACCATCTGCTTCAGCTTCATATTTCTGCAATGCTTTCAAAGTTTGCTCGACAGCAGTCGTATGATCTTTGAATGCTTTCACAGTTGCAACACCAAGATTTGCTGCAACGAGATTGCGAAGTTTGAGCAGAGCCTCATCATCCATGCTTTCGAGAGTTGCACGGTCATAGGCTTTGTCAAGGAAAGTAATTTTATCGGTCATCTGTGACTCCATTTCTGAGATATAGTGGCTCACTACTTGTGGCCAGTATTAGAACATTACTGTATCGAACTTCTGACCACAAGTGTTATTTATCAAAAATCAGAAATAATTAGTCTTCTGCACAAGCACCTGTTCTTTGACCTGTTTCTGGATTAAAACCACATGCTTCTCCGTATTCTAAAGATATCAAAGCATCACGTTCAGCAATAACTTCTTTCTTTGAAGATTGAATAGGCTCATCATATTTTCCTGCTGGACGATATGTGGTGCAGCCTTTTGCTCCATTGTTATAAGCCATCGTGTAGATGTCTTTGAAATCTTTGAAGCTAGTATTTGTGGGAATATTCACTGTTTTTGAACAGGCAGCATCAATACTCATTTGAGCTGTGCAGAGAACTCCAATATGTTCTGCTGGAGTAATTAGTCCAGAGACTACTGTCTTGCCTTTAACACCAAGATGAGCAACACCATAATCAGCAACTGTGATTATACGATGACCACCTGGAATAATAACACGACGTGACTGCTCATAATCGAGAACTGGTTCAATACCTGATGATACGTTATCAGCAGTGAATGAGATTGTTCCTGTTGGAGCGATACTTGTAAGATGAGAGTTTCTCATTCCAAACTTACGAATCAAGTCTTTTGTTTCTTCCCACAAACCACTAACAAATTCACCAGCCATATAGCGATCTTCGTCATATAGTGGGAAAGAACCTTTTTCACCAGCAAGAATCGCAGATGCCCGATAACACTTATTTGTGATGAAAGACATAATTTGATCTTGCTTATCAAGAAATTCTGGAGATCCATATGGAAAACCCATAGCTTCTAGAGCATTTGCAACACCAGTATGACCGAGGCCCATACGTCGTTTCCTTTGGGCTTCAATGCGTTGTTGCGGTAGTGGATAACGGCTCCGATCAACTACATTGTCCATTGCTCGAACAACATGTGGAATATCTATTTCCATTTGATCAAAGTCAAACCAGAACTTTCCTTCAGCATCTTTATGAAGATATTTTACCCAATTGAAACTACCCAAGAGACATGCACCATACGGAGGCAGAGGTTGTTCACCACATGGATTTGTTGCTGCAATAGTTTCACAATAATAGAGATTATTCATGCGATTGATTTGATCGATAAAAAGAACTCCAGGTTCTGCCCAATCATATGTTCCTCGCATAATCATGTCCCACAAAGCATGTGGATCTACTTCGCGATAAACTCTACCACCAAATTGCAGTGGAAAAGGTTTATTACTTGCGAGACATTCCATGAATTTGTCTGTAACAGCAACTGACATATTGAAACCACGAAGTGGACGAAACTCCCATGGAACTGAGTCATCTGAAACTTGCTTTGCACGAATGAATGCTTCAATATCAGGATGATCAATTCTCATCACTAGCATTTGTGCGCCGCGTCTGTTGCCAGCAGAGGAAGTTGCTTTGCATATGGCATCATATATAGGTGCAAATGCAAGAGGACCGTCTGTGGTGCTCTGAACGCCTCTGATAAGATCTCCAGAAGGACGTAATGTGCTAATGTCATACCCTACACCACCGCCCTGTCGCATTGTGATAGCAGCATTCTTAGCAGTATCCATAATAGAAAGTGGATCATGCATTCCAGGTTTTAGAATGTCTAGTTCTGCTTGAGTTGGTCCATCAGTGAAACTATCATGAATTGTTGCCATTACGAAACAATTATAGAGAGTTACATTTTTAAGAGAACCTGCCCCTGCTTGAACTCGACCCGGAGGCATAAAGCGTTGATCAATACTGATTTCGCGAAATGCCATATAGTGTTCGTGACCGTCTTGCAAAAAACCAGACCACCGATTAGCAGCTTCACGGAAACTTTCGTTTTCTCCACGGTATTTTTCTGCATGAACTAGATCACAATCGGGATTTTGTGGACCATACATTCGTCTTGACTCCATTGGATTTTTCCTTTAGCTATGCATATCAACGACTGTAACTTTTTCAGCCGCTCGGGTTATTGCTGTATAGAGCCAGCGTTGTCTTTCTTTTCTTGGTCCCCAACTTTCATCAAAAACAGCAACAGAATCCCATTGTGAACCTTGAGATTTATGAACTGTTAGAGCATAACCATAATCAAATTCTTGACCTTCAGAACGAAGCCAATATTGAGTATCTAACTCTTTTCCTCTACCAAGAAAATGATGTTCTAAAGCTGCTACTTCTACATCACTCTTCATTGGATCATCTGCTGAACGAACAGTCATGTGAACTTTTCCGTCCATCACACCAGTCATTCCAGTGACGTCGAAAAGAGCACCATTCAGTAAGCCTAGCTCAGAATTATTTCTAAGGCAAACTAAACGGTCTGAGATTATTGGGTATTCGCCTTCATGCCCAAGAAACTTACGAACTCTTGAATTCATAGCATGACGAGTTTTGTTTTTACCAACTAGAAGTTGATCAAACGATAAAACTCTTTTCTGATCTAGCTTTGTTCCGAACGGCATAACATGACAATCATTTCCCCAATCACCAAGTTGTAAAGTTTTACCTTCACGAACATCTGTCGCCATTCTTATGACAGGACTTTCTTTTGCTTGTCTATGAATTTCGTCTAACATTATGTCTGGTTTTACATTCTCAGTAAAGAAGCCAGCAGCACCAACTGGAGGTAATTGAGCAGGATCACCAAGAACAAGAATTGGTGTTCCAAAAGACAATAGATCTAGACCCATAACAGAATCAACCATAGAACATTCATCAATAACAATCATGTCTGCATTTTTAACTTCACTCTCTGTGTTGAGAATGAACATTGGTTGATTCGCATTTTTAGCTTCTGTTTCAATATCTCTTTGCAGAGCCCTTACCTTTTGGTGATCATTAATAAACTCTTGCGTCATATCTTTAAGAGATATCAATAATTCATTGAGTTGTTTTTGTAGATTTTCTAGATGTTGTTTAGATTTATCACGACTGATATATATCAAGGAATGAATTGTTGATGCTTGACCGCAGCCTTTTGTCTGTAAAACATGAGCAGCTTTTCCAGTATATGCTGCGAACAAAACATTTCCACCAATTCCTTCGGCGATGTGTTTTGCTAATGTAGTTTTTCCAGTTCCTGCATACCCAAAGAAACGGAAAACTTGTTTATCACTCTTATTATACCATTCGTGAACAGCTTTCAAGGCAGCGTTTTGCTGTGGTGAAAATTTCATGATTTTCTCCTGATAAAAAAGAGTAGGCATAGCAGAGTCCTCATCCACTATGCCCACAACCATTCATAACTTAGAACGGCATCTCTTCGTCATCAGAGCTCGCATCTTTTGTGCCACTCGGTGCATTTACATCAACAGTATCACCTTTCATACTATCATGATCAGCCCGAGCCAAACCATTATCAATCATTTTCCCAAATTCACGACCTTCTTCGAGAAGTGCTTTACCTTCATCGGTTCCGGGGTTAATAAGAGACTCTCTATAATTGTCTGCGAGTGGATTGATTGCAAAAGTGAAAAAGGTTCCATCAGCATTTTTCTGCTTTGCTGTAGAAACTTTGCATCTGTTTGCATAAATTGGAGGAGCACCTTTGATGGAATACATCGATGTCAACCAATCTTTGTAGACTTTAATGTTTGTTGATGCGAAGCTCAACACACAAAAACCTTCAACACTTTCTCCAGTTTGATCAAGAATCAGACAATATACATAGTATGTTTCAACGAGATCATTATTTTCTGGAGATTTGAATGGAATTCGTTTACCGTCTGCATCTTTAGGTGGAATACGAGATCCATTATTTTTCTTGATAGCTTCAAGATAGATTTCACTATCAATTTCATGACGTGAAGCAATCCCACCACCTTTATTCCGAGGAATCCATTCAACAACAGCAGATTCTTTGAAAACTGGTTGAACAATGACAGGTTGTTTGATAATTTCTTTTGAAACTGAGTTAACCAAATCACCAGCTTTAATTCCTGGAACTAGCTCGTCCTCAACTTCTGGAGAATTTGATTGCATGATCTTGATAAAAGGAATTGAAAGATCAGCAATTGTTGTTCCTTCGAATCCTTCGTGCGCGTGTTCACCATAATCATATGATGCAACTTGTGCGTTTTTCACTTCTGCTACTTCTGTTTTGCCAGCCATTTTGGGCTCCTATAGGCTATCGGTTCTTGTTACATGACCAGCGGTCAGCCTCAACACTATCCTAGTTGAGCAGGATTACAATTCTTTGACTTTCGCTGTTCTTTGGCGGAAAATTCCGAAAATATCAACTGGAAGATTAACTCCTTCACTAAGTTGTTCTTTAACCCAAGAGTTGAGAGTTGCATGATGCACAGTGAAATTTGTTTTCACAACCAATGTTCCGAGTTCTTTTTCAATAGATTTCAACGCTTTTAGAAAGGCTTCTGTTCTTTCTGTTTCACCTTTACCAAACTCAATAATTACTTCTCGCTTGACAATATGACCATAATCATGTTCATCAAGCCAGTTTATAGCTGGAATACGTTTATCACCAGCAATGCTTGATCTAATTTCTTCTTTTACTTGAAGTTCTCTTCCATCACCTAGATTGAATTTTCCATCCATGCCATCAGTTGCTTGTGGAATACGAACTTCTGCAATATCTTTCATAACAGATTTTGCAAATTCTAATTTTGCTTCGATTTGAATTATTTCAGTTTCTGCTGCTAAATACTCATCAGCTAACTGTCTTAGAACAGTTGTTAAATTGCTGCTTGGTTTATCACGAAAAGCTGCATATTCATCCATTAGATGTCCCCTACTAGCCTGACTAAATTACTAGTAGCCCTGTAAAAAGACAAGCAATATTTGTCTAATAGATCTTAACTATGATTTCAGTATATTCATTATGTCTACCACTCCATTGAAGAAATTTAACTCTACCATCATTATAGTGAGATGCTAGAGCAGTTGCCATTCCAATTAAACCTGGATTGCCGATGAGTAAGAGGAAATCATCATCAGAAAAACCGGATAGTTTTTCATGAAGATCACCAAGCACAAGTTCAGGATTAAAAGGATGAGCACTAGGAGAAAGAAGATATTGTATCTCCCCCCATTTTTCTGCTTTATTAATACTTATGAAACGAGGAACAAGTTCTTTTTTCACTTGATCAAATTTCATTTGTTGCTGGACTACATAAACAGTCATATCCACTCCTTGAGATTGTCGCCAAGGATTTTTGCAGAAACATCACGTTTATTGCGTAAATTAGTGACGATATGTTCATCAATATGAGCATCACTCATGATATCAATATAATTGACTGGATGCTCGTCCATGCCTCCGCGGTGTGCGCGATCTTCAGATTGAAGTCGATCTATTAGTCTAAAAGAATTAGAATAATAAACCATTGTCTTTGCTTGAGTTAGAGTCAGACCAGAACCGCCCTTTTGAGCATTACCAACGAACCACTGAACATCACCTTTTTGGAAAGCGAGCTTATTTCTTTCAGCAGTATCATCATCAACAGCTCCATCATAACGAACAGCATTCTTACCTAATAGATCCATGATTTGATCAATATCATGACGGAATCTAGCCCAAACAATTCCAGGACTATAAGTCTCATCACGGATTGCTTCCATCACATTCATTCTAGGATTTTGTTTTGAAAACATGTGGACTGGTTCGTCTTCTCCAACAGGAACATAATTGCATGTAATTTGTTGAAGTCGTAGAAGCATAACAATTGGAAGTTCTGCTGTGATTAAAGTATCACCGATTTCCAACATCATCTCTTCTTTAAGTTGTTCATATGAAACACGCATCTCATGAGACATTTCAAAATATCGTTTTTGATAAAGTTTCGGAGGCAGATCAAGAACATCATCTTTCAAAACGCGATCAGTAATTTCTGAAAGCCAAGATTCTAATTTATCAAGATTTTGATACTCAATTAGTTTGTCATATCCTGGATCATAACCATGTAATTTCTTACAATCAGCAGCAGTGAACCATCGCCCAAAATAGTTTCGAAATTCTACAGTTCCATGAATACCTTTATTCTTCCAAAACCACTCGTCAAGAAAACGGATTTGACTATACAAATCAAATGGGCCGACTGACATTGGAGTTCCAGTTAGAATTCTTCTATACTTAGCATATTTTGCAGATGCAACTATAGATTTTGTTCTCTTTGCAGCAGGTGACTTGATATTATGTGCCTCATCAAGAACATAAAGAACTTCTTTATTCTTTAGAAATTTCCATACAAGCTCTTTACCTTCTTTTGTCATGAAAGCATTATAGCTCATCAAAAGAACAGCAAGACCATTATGATTGAATAAACTATTCATGGATCTTTTATGGTGCTGTGTTCCTTTTTTCGCAGTTTTAAAAACTTGCACCATTGTCTCTAATGCAACTTCTGGAGGCATATGTGCTGGAATTTCATCTGTGTTCCAATTGCGCTCAACTCCTGGAGGAGCGACAACTAGTAAACCATTGATTTCTCCATTCATATACATGATTGAAGCTGTATCAATAATAGGTTTCGTTTTTGCTGTTCCCTGTTCCCACAATAAACCCCATGACTTTTTCATCATATGATTTTCTAAGTGTTTTCTTTGATGAGAAAAAGGCTCTATTTGATGCGGGTAGCTATGAATATCCATATTTGCTCCTTTTCTAATTTTATACTAGCCCAAGTAAACAGGCACGACTAGTTCCATTTATCCTGACCATACTTACCATACTTTGAAAATCAAAAAGAAATAAAGTATGACCATTCTAAGTGCTTGTCTCTATTGGGTTAATTTGTCACTGACCATACTTACCATACTTGTCATACTGTTTTTAGGTTGCCAGGAAATAGCTGATAGCCTTGGCTTGCAAATTGTGTGCGGCATGTGTGTCAAGTATGGTCAGTGAAGTTTTATGTATGCTAGACAATGGTTTACATTTTTCTTCCTGACCATACTGACCATACTTAGCGCAATCGCTTGACTAGCCAGAATGCAACTATTCCAAACACCATGACAGCACCAGCAGCGAATGCCCACTGTAATGGACCTTCAGGAAGTGCAGCAGCAGCCGTCATCCATGCAGGAAGAGAACCAGCACCGATTTTAGCTGCATTGTCTAGAGTTAGACCATCTTTTACTTCTTCAGTTCGAGACAAAGGCTCATCATCAGTTTTCTGATTAGAGCCATCATTAACTTTTCTGGGGGCAGGAATATTCAAATCTTTTCTATAAAGCATTACTGCTCTATCAATAACTCCGATATCTCTTTCCTGAAAACCTTCTTCCTCTCCCATTACACGACGAGTCCAACCTTTACCGAAAGTCTTGTAATGTCTGAGTCTTTTCAACCATCCCCAACGCTTATAACATAAATCTGTTATAAGTGATTCAATATTATCACTGGATCTAATTGCATCGAGAGTAATATTTCCAAGAATTCCATCAGCTTTAACATGAACTAGTTCTTGGAGAAATTTTATTGCTCTACTTGGGCCTGAATTGATTGCAAAATCATACATTGCATAGTCTAGACCATTTGGTAGATGATCACCCCAAACTTTGTCCCAATACTGATCTTTGTAGATTTCTAAAACTTCTGAGTTTGTGATGCTCTTAACAGATCGACTTTTCAAACCTTTTCTGCGCCTGAAAGCATCATAGGTTGTCTGTATAATACCTTTATTCGTTGCACCACCTGGATCGTCTGGGTGATTCACATAACCACCTTCATGAACTAAAATCCAATTAGTCGCAGTTTCTAGATTATCTTTCATATCTCACTCCTATGGATAGAATTTAGTATGTGTAATCCACAAAGGATGGCATCTATGGCTTACTATCGCTATTGTGTTTTCTAAACTCTTCAAACCAGTTAATTCCCATGGACCAGCTTTTTGATTATTATAAACTGGTCTTGAATATGGTAAAGAAGCTGATGTAGATTCAAATTGAATTATGATTCTATTTCTAATTTGATTGAACCAAGATAATCCAACAAATTCACATGATCTAACTTTATCAAATGAAAGTGAAATAACTAATCCTGTCTCAATTTCTTTTGTATCAGAAATCTGAACATTTTTTATGACTGGAAAATATTCTCCTTCATACTGTGAAAATATAGGCCACATGATAGGAATAAATCCGAGTAGTATCAAAAGATAAAGAATCGGAAAACTTAAAAATCTATGAAGCTGTTTTTCACGGGACAACATTAAAGCCCCCTTGAATTAGAAATGTCATTAATGATCCTATAATACCCATGATAATAACCCAAACAATACGAAGAAGATAGCCCTTCACTTCTCCGACACCCTCTTCAAGTTTGTCGAATCGTTTGTTCATGTGTCTGTCT